AAAAAGAATAAGTAATATTTTAAAATTTGCAGATAATGTTATAGTTGAAGGTTCAAGATCCAATAGTAAATATAGAAAAAAAAACAAAACAAAGGTACAAAAATCGAATAAAACCCAAAGAAGTGTAATAAACAATACCAGAAAAAATAAACAAAGCAAACGAAGCATTCGTGATAAGAATAAAAATAAAAGTGAAACATATAATCAAAATATAAATTCTAAGTTAAGTAAGGAATTATCGACAAACGTAGAAGAAGAAAACGATCCAGACATAGAAAAAGATTCAGATGGGTTTATAAAATTAAAATGTAGTCCAAAAATACAAGAAAACGACTTCACGTGTTATAGTAACGAATCTTTGATGAAACTTAAGTCATTATGGAATGCGCGACATCCTGATGTTATAATAAAGTCAAATGAACCTCGTGAAATATGGGCTTCGTTGAAAGAACATTTAAAAAATGTATGTAATAAAGAATCCTGTTGGTTAAAACAGAACTTTGCATCTTCAGGTATAGATAAAGAAATGCTTAACTATACTTTTGCACCAAAAAGCCCCGATGATTGGAAAAAAAATCCGAATGAATGGTTAAACAGTATTGATATAGAAAACGTTATGAAACAATATGAAAAAGAGTTTCCTTATTTTGATTTTATAGGTGCTGCACCTATTGACTTTGATTCTCCTAAAATGTACGGGGAATGTGTGTGGGAAGAGTTGTGCCACTTTGATTTAAATATATCAATAAGAAATGGTAAAAATAAAATAGGTTTTATATTTAATACAGATCCACACTACTTATCTGGATCACACTGGATATCTATGTTTGTTAACTTGAAACAAAAATACATATTCTTTTTTGATAGTACAGGCGCTCCTCCACCAAAAGAAGTGAAAAAACTTATTAAAAAAATTACCGAACAAGGCAAAGTAGCTGGTATAGAGTTTCGATATATTCAAAATAATAAGCATCATCAGAAAAAACCAACCGAATGTGGAATGTATTCACTTTTTATGATCATCAATTTATTGCGCGACGTTAAGAAACCCGAAGATTTTATTGTCGATACATTCCCGGACGAAGAAATGCAGAAATTTCGTAAATTATACTTTAATAGCGATTTATAAAAATTATTAGTGAAATTTAGTTTTATTTTTTATTTTTTTTCTTTTTTTTATTTTTCTTTTTTGTTATAGTGTTGTTTGTTATAATAGTGTTATCTTGTGGAAACATATTTTTATTTAGAGTAATTTCTGTATTTACATTTTCGAGTGTTCTATATTGTCTTGACCAGTTATAAAAATGGTACATACTTAAATCTGTTATATTTTTATAACAATCAGTAATATTTTCACCTATAGAATGTATTCCAACCGTTTCAATTGATGAGATTTTATATATATTCTTACTTCTAGTTGAATATGAATCTATTTGATTATTTATTACTATTTTATCAGGTAAGGTATGTGTTGTAGGATACTTATTATCAATCGTATTTGCCCATATATTACAAAATCCAAATATTTCTATCAATGGATTATTTTCTATAAATTTCTTTAAAGTTAAGTTAACATTATAATTGTTATCATTTTTTTCATTTTTTTCAAACTTTGATTCTGGAATATGCAAATATTCATCCAAGTCGCAAAATATCATATAATCGCACATATCTTTTCCATATCTATAAATAGCATGATGTATTTGCCCCATTTGTGCGTGATGACAATATTTGTACATATTAGGATTCCAGTAATTAAATTTCCATTCAACTAATGTAACATCTTCGTATTTGATAAATATATATTTAATTTCTTTTGTCAAAATACCATTATAGTACATATAAAAATGTGACACTCCTTGATTTTTATAGTAGTTGTAAAATAATGTAAATAGTTTATAATCATTTTTAAATAATGTTGTAAGAGTTAAAAACTTTTTAGGTTGGTCATCTGTAGTTATAATATGATGTAAAGAATATGATTTTTTAATGTTATTACACTCTACATCTACAACAATCGTACTTGATGTCTCTTTATGCGTTGTATAATTATAAACATAAATTAGAGCAGGTTCAATGTTATCTTTTACATAAGAATGTGATAATTTTAAACGATTATTGTCTACATTAACAAATATTTGTTCATGATCTGCTTGTTTGTTGTATATTGGCATAATAAGGTATATTTGATTATTTTTATAAAAAATATCGAAGAATAATAGTTTTATATTTGTTAATTGAAAATAATTTATATTATTTGATAAATCGTGATAATTTGTTGAAGCATTCATAATATACTTGGTTTGTTATTAATTATATAGTTATTTTTTTTATATGTATTTGGTGAAATACAATAATATTTGAGTATAAAATATATTAAATATTATTTATAATTTAATATAGTAGTTTATATACTTTATTATTTAACATATAAGCAGGAATGTCATTTACAGAGTTTACAAAAAATGATAATAAAAGTATTATATGGGGTTTATTGCAAGAGGGAGGAGTATTTAATGATATACCAAATAGTAGTTTTGAAAATGTAAAACGAATATTTGAGTCATCTATTTATTCTATGAAACCCGAGTTTGATGTATTTTTTGAAAATAATGACGAAGGAGATGATGGTTATGATAATAAGGCATCTGAAATGATAATGAATAGTAATAAAACGGTTATTAAAAAGATGATTCAAGAATTGGGTAAGTTTAAAGTTAATCGTACACCGACTGAAAATCAAAATGTACAACATACGCCAACAAACATATTACCTGTTCCACCTCGCTATAATTCGTCAACAAAGAAACCAAAAATAGAAGAGATATATAGAGCTGATGATTTACAAAAAAGTAGAATGAGTGAAATTGAAGTTCGTATGAAAGAGAAACAAGAAGAAATGGATAGTATGTTAAATAATAAAAAACCCGTAGATATTGATTTTACGGATAAAAAATCAGGATTGAGCGATACTAAGTTAGCAAGTAGTGATATGGAAAGGCTACTTGCGGAAGCATTATCGTCAAGGCAGCAAGAATTAGATCAAGTTAATTTAAATAATGAACAGCATAGTTTGAATAAAAATATAAATGCTGAAGAATGGATTAAAAGTACATCAACAAAGCCGATAAATACTGCGAATACTGTGAATACAAACAAAGAAATAAAACGTCCTGTAGAGAGCACAAATAAAAAGTCTTCTATTCAAGAAACAATAGATCTAACCAAAAAAAGTGTAACATTTAATGACAACGAAAATATTAAAATACGTTATGAAAATATATTGGATGCATCAGACGGATTAGATGCTACAAATGATATAAATAATAGTGTAGACAATGATGGAGAAATTGAATTATCTATTCTCTCTAAGTTAAAGAGAAGTAATACTAAAACAGCAAATAATGCGCCTACAAATAATATAATACATAATTCAAATTCTTTATTGTATAAACCAATACCACTTGACGAATTTATGGATAATGATAATGATAATGATAATAGTAAAAATAAGTACGAGGATGACGGTGACGGAGATGGTGATGAAGATGGTGACGACGATAGTGAAGTAACTAACTATAAAGGTTCTGAATATAATTTGTATCCTTATTCAAAAAAACGCTTCGCGGGAGAAACGGGAGAATATAAGAAATTAGAGGATAAAATAATTATAATTCAAAATGAGTTAGAATCAATAAAAAATATGCAAGAAAAAATATTACATATTCTTACCAATGTTAATGTAGATCAGAAGATAGATAAGTTATAAATTATTACTACAATTACTGATGTAATAATTTATATTGAATTTTACAATTTCTCACGAGTCTCCTGATGCGCTTTTTGCCGAACTAGGAGGTTTGCTAGATGAACTTGTCCTATCCTTCGTTTTTTCCGGCTTTTTACTTTCTGAAGCACTAGACTGGGATAGAGATAATTGTGCTTGTGTTGGTGGCGCAGATTCAGGTGGTACGCTCTTTGGTGCAGCCATAGCAACTCCTCCTGTTTCTCGCAATACTGAACTACTTCCTTTTACAAATTTTTGTTTACCGTCTTGTCCTTGGATTAGTTTACCAACAACTAGTGGATCGCCTCCCATATCTTTTGCAATTTCATAACTATTCCAGTCATATACTATGCCACTTGTTTTATCAAAAGCGAATTTTGTCTTTTCTCCGTCTACTGTCATAGTTATACTAGTAAGTCTTAATTCTTTTACTTCGGTATTACGTGCAACTGCTGTATCTGATTCTTCGGCACTTATAGACGGATTATATGAGAAGTTGTTAGATGTGACACTTCCAAAACTGAAACATTGTAATTTTTCTTTTGATGCAATATCTCTATGAATAGCACAGTCAATAGAAGCTCGTTTTATAGCCATAAGTAATTGTTGATTAATTTCTTCTTTTATTGTGGATATTTCAAATAAAGCCTGATCGGTTGTTATTGCCAAGTCAGAATTTTTCTTACTAACATCATTTAATTTTAATTCAAGCGATGCATCTTGTGCAAGTTGTTCGGGTGTAAAACCCATAACATAAATCATGACATTAACTGTTCTATTTTCTTCGGGTAAGTCATTATGACTACATATACGTCTAGCCCTCCCAATAACTTGTTCAATCCTAACAGGTTGCCAATATGGCTCTGTAATATGCACCCATCGAACATTCCGCAAATTAATACCTTCTGCACCTGAAGCGGTGATCATAAGTACTTTTATAATTTCACCCATAAAATTGTTGGTAGACTTAGGCATGAGTTGTTGTTTGATAGTTACAGGAATATAATCCCATGTACTATTAAAAATATTTCTTATTATCTCACGCTCCTCATCGGTCTCTGTGCCGGTATAAAGAGCATACATTCGTTTTCCTTTATCTTCCTCATTTAAATCCCATATCCAGTTCCCTGCATCATTTTTTTTTATTCTAAAACGGGCATATCCATTAGCATCGAGTACAAGCGAAAATAAGCGAATACCTTCAAGTGATCGAAACTGGCTATAAACTAAATGAAGACCCGCATGATGAGGCTCTTGTATATTTTCCAACATTGCTAAAAATTTAGGACTATAGATTTGCAATTCTCCTCCTTCTCTTGGTCCTCTCAAATACCGCATTTTATTTTGCTCTACTTTTTGTATAGCTACCGCTATTCGTTTTTCATACGATGCATCAACTTTGGTAGACATATCTTTTGCAATTTCATCTACATCATCACCTGTGTGTTCTCCATTTAAATTTTGAACACGTTCAGATACCGTGAGTGCATCAATATCTTCTTCTGTTACTCCATCCCTTATAGCACCTTCAACATCATCGGAATCTTTTGGACGCGGTCTCTGTATTTCTGTAGGAAAAACAAAATTACAAAAAAGACGCGAAAAGATACGATAAGAAGAGACAGCGTCTTCATATATATCATCTCCTCCTCCAGCACCCGATTTGGGGGCAACAGGCCTTTTTTTACTTTTTGATTTTTTTTCCAACTTTCTCTCTGCTTTGCGTGCCGTTTCATACTCTGCAAATTGATGATCACTCATGGGTATTGTAATGACTCTAAAGTTAACTGCTTTATCGTATCTAGGCATTAACTGTTCTTGTGCACTACGAAAATAAGAAGCAAGTCCTAATATACGTCGAATAAACATATTGACATTTTTTAGATTGCCGGTTGAAGAGTCAATAAAATAAGATCGGAATTCATCAAGAGAGTCTGGCAATGCTTTATATGTTTGTACCGTAATGCTGCCTGGTTCAATAGCAATATCTTTTCCACGAAGTGTTGAAATAATGAGACGTTCAAAATCTGTGTCACTAATGTAAGACGACTCTGATTCTGATTCTATACGTATAACACCATTGTACTGGCCTTTGTCGTTCATATTTACAAAACCAAATGGATTACGTGTAACAGTAAGTATATGAGAACTGTCATCATAATCCATATAATCAAGGCTGTTTACGGATTCAAATAATTTAGAAAGAGATTTTTTATCGATTTTTGATCCCGCTTTTGTACTAACTTGTAGGGGAAATTTCCACGTTTTTATATATCCTCGTAAAATATTAAATATTACAGCTACTTCATTTGGATAGTTAATAATAGGTGTTCCACTGAGTAGAATAATTTTCACATTTTGAGCATTCATTAATAATTCATACATTTGCATCGACAAAGACGAAGGACGTTTTAATTTATTTACTATACGACTAATAAAATTATGTGCCTCGTCTATGATTACAACGTGGTCGCTAAAAGGATTATTATTAGAATCAACCGGCATAGCCTTTAACGTACTCATCCTCATACCGTTATAATTATAAAACGTATATTTAGTTTCGATCATCTTATTCAATTGTGTTTCAAGGCTAGTTAACTGGTCGCGATTTAATGAAGTATAATTAGAAGGTTTTTTTACATTAACGAGCCATGCACCTTTTGCGGATTTAATAAAATCTTTTGGTAATGATAATATTGCCGACAATGTGTTTATCATGGGATCTAATTGGCTAGTAATCGGTACAAATTCCCAGAATTGATTTTTTTTATATATTTCATCGCCGCATTTTTTCAACTCTTCAATATAGTTTCGTCGTAGAGATGCAGGTGTTAACACAATTATATTTTTATGTGTTTTTAATCCTTCGGCGATTGCAATAGAAGAACATGTTTTACCACTACCTAGACCGTGATATAATAAAAGTCCACGATATGGTGTATATATATTTAAGTAGTCGGTAACTATTTTTTGATGTGTAAGTAAAGAAAATTCCGAACTTACAGCGGGATCACACGATATTTGATCCTGTTTACCACTCAACTCATCATAGTAAGGCATAAATAGTTGATTTATAAAATTAATAAATTTTTGACGATTATTCATATAGTAACCGGACGCCATAACTCCTACATGTTTTTTCTGAGGTAGTCTTTCTCTTACCGCTGATCCAAGAATTTCCATATCGGTTATATCGTGTGACATTAAACCGAATTCTGGTTTAGCAGTTACTCTTGATCGTGAGGATTTTTGTAATGCTTCCGTTGCCGACTTTGTTAACTCGGCGGATACTTCTTCACCTCGTTTATCAGATAATGTATCCAGAAGTAAAGATGTGTCTTCAGTCAAAAATATATGCTTTGGCATTTTTTTTATAATTATGATTTGCCTAAGCGTACTTGATGTTTCTGCAAATGAAACTTCCTTTACGGGCTGTTGTAATTTTAGAGATTTTGCTGGTTGTTTTTCTTTGCTTATTTCACCGGGTTTTGCTATAATTATCGGTAACGCACCTCGCAAATTTTCTAATATACTTTTACGATCTACTAAATCATCCGAACGTTTGTCAATAACTGTTACTGGTGGTGGTTGGTAAGATGGTTCATCGCTACCTTCACCTAGATTGGGATCTATTTGTCTTTGTACAGGGAATCGAATAGTAATTCTTTGACGCGGTTTTTCTTTTTCTACATTTACTGGTTTACCTTTTTCTTCTAATCTTGCTAAAATAGATGGAGGTGCTAATTGTTTTTGAAGTGCGTTAATCATTTGCTGTGCGGCATAGTCAACGCCAGGGCGTTCGCTTGGAAGTACTTTTGCTCCTACATTTGGAGCTTGTAAAACATCTAATTGTGATTGTGGTAGTTTTTGTTCTTTACCTATATTTTCGATATCAAGTAGATCTTCGCCTTGGGTTAAAAGAGATGCGATTGGTGGTGCAGGGAGTCGCGGAGTGGTGGGTACAGGTGCATTGGATGCAGACTCGAGCAAAGAAGTTGGAGATGCGATAGTACTCATTATATCGGTATATGATTTTGGTTTCAGAGAAAAATTCTGAGACTGTGATTGAGATTGAAGTTTTGCTAGTGAAGATCGTATTTCCCTATTTTCTTCCATGTCAGATTGTGTTGCACTTGCAGGATCAGCTATTTTTGTATTAGATTCTTGTAATCTTAATTTCAAATTTTCTATTCTGGATTCAAGTTCGGTATTAGCGTCCATTATAATATATGAATAAAAATATAATTAAATAGAAACAGAAATAATAAACATATTTAAAAAAATATAAATCAAATATTGTTTTAAATAAGATAATAAGATAATAAGATTTTTGAATATTATTTATGATGCATATTATCTATAAATTGTAATACTAGATTATTTGTAATGCGTATTCACATGCCATTTGTTCTGCTTTTTTTTTAATCTTGTGAGTACCTGAAGCAAAGTGTACTAATACGTGTCCTTTTTCTTGACAAATTTCATGGATTTTTGTAAATGACTTGATATCATTATAGTTAATTGCTGTTTTATAATCTACTTGATATATTTCTTTACCTAAACATAAATAAACCCCCATAGTATAGCCAATATCTATATCATGTTGTATTTCTAAATAATCCGGTGTTGTCTTGAATTCTTTTTGAATCTTTACTTGTAATATGTTTTTATAATTGTCATCATTCTTTATGAGAGATATCCAGTCAATGTGTCTCTCAAAAACAGCTTCTATAAATTTCTGTGCCATTTGGAACCCGGGTCCCGTAACAAATACATTCTCAAACCATTTACCCTCATCATGTACTGTTATTTTATTAAAATCAAGAAACAGTGCACCTATGAATGCTTCAAATAAACAGCCTAATTTTTTTAGATTTGTTCTAGTACGTTTTTCTTCCGCATGTTTAGAAATAATAAACCATCTATGCAAACCCATATCGAGTGCAAGTTTTCCGATTGATTCATTTTTTACAATTGCTATTTTTTTCTCTGTCATAAATCCTTCGTTCTCTTTAGGAAACCTTCGATATAAGTAATATTTGGTAACACATTCTAGTACTCCGTCGCCGAGAAATTCTAGACGTTCGTTTGACTTTGTTCGGAGAGGCATACAATTGGATGGCTGAGGCATTATTTTTATATTTTCTCTTGCATTTTCAAGTTGTGGGCGTTTTGTATAAGAAGCATGTATAAATGCACGACGATAAAGTTCAAAGTTATGAAGTTGTGTTGGTATACCATAGGATGAAAGAATAGATTGAACTTCGCTCAATGTAATCTCTCTATTCTCTGGATTATATGGATTGAAGATATATCCATCTTCGCATTGAATAATGTCAGCATCATTCAATATATTTTTTCCTTGAGTATTTTGCGAAATTTGTTTTGTATTTAATTTAGGAGAATTAGAAGGTGAATTTTCAGAACTTTTTGACATTTACGTATGTTTATTTGAACTGAGAGTGGTAAGAATTAGAGAAAACTTAGTGATGTATTATTATTATATTTTAACTTTAAATGATTTCAATTTATTTTATAATCAAATAAAAATACTAAACAAAAATAACATAATATTAAATTGTATATTTGAGGATTTTTATATTTAGCATATATATAAAAAACAAAATGGTTGGAATGAATGTTACCGGTGGTAAGAGAACTAGATCTTCCGAGTCTCTTACCAATAGAGGATGTATCTTTGGAAGCATGGCTGGAATGCCTCCCACCGTAGGTGTTCCTGCAAGTCTTGTTCACACGTATCAACGTGATACAAATTATTGTAACTTTTGCATTCCTGTAGGATGCAAAGCTGGTTTTGCATATATGAAAGCACATGGTTTGATATTTAGCAACAAAGCTGGTAGTGGTGGTATCGGCAGAATTCACTCATCTCCTGGTATCAACAGGCTTATTGGAGGAGGCAACCAAACTTTTATTTAAGACTTTTTTCTATATTATTAATATTTAATTTAGTATAATCTTGAAATATAATTTTTAAATATAATATTACAAGATTATATAATTGTATCGTAAATATGAGAAACGGACAACGTAGTAGAAATGGAAGATCGGCGATGGCTCGGCGAGTATTGTTTAGTGGACCAGGATCTGCCGATGGTCTTTATGCAAATACGCGTAATGGTGGTGGCACTAAAAAAGGAGGTGCACAACCATCTGCAACTGGTTTTATGATTCCTTTCGCACAAAGAAGTCAGATTGCTGTACCAGCATTAAATGCTAACTATTTGTTTAACTTTAGACAGTACTATAACCCACCTAAGAATGGTGGTCCTCTTTTGTAACAAGGTCTTTATTATTGGGTCTGTATAACCCAAGTTTATACAAGTTTATTCCATTTTATTAAATAAATAGAATAAACAATTTAGAAACGCACTGTTATATTATTCATACTAGCATTTACATTTAACCACCTTAGTTTAGCTTAGCTTTGCGTTAGGATGATCATAAAACTCGATAACAGAGAATGTGATTTGATACCACTTATTGAACGGCGCGTTGAAGCGATATCTATTTTAGAAGGGGAAGAGTGTAATAAAAATTCAAAAACTTCTGTAAAAAATAAGTCACCATCTAAATCTATGCGCGGAGACTTGCGAAATAATGGATGTTTAGTACCTTTGCATATTTTTCAGAATGTGGATGTTGTAGGCGATGCTAATACGGATGTCACAGGAGACGCGGGAGAAATAGAGAAAATCCACAAAATAAAAAAAATACAGCTCCCAATAGGAGATGTTGTATTAGAAGATAATTTGGGAAATACTATACTTATATTTGAAAGAAAAACATTGTATGACTTGGCTGCAAGTATTAAAGATGGGAGATACAACGAACAATCATTTCGGCTAGATAAAGAAAACATACATAATCATAATATTGTCTATATTATCGAAGGAGATATAGAAAGATATAACGAGAAACGAGGTCGTATAGTGAAAAAAGTTCTTATAAGTAGTATGTTCTCGCTAATGTATTATAAGGGATTTTCTGTAATGAGAACAAATTCTATATGCGAGACAGCAGATGTTATTGTATATTTTGCGGATAAATATGAAAAAACGCGCAATATTGATAAAAATCGAAGAGCGTATTATAGTATATGTGATAATCATCTTATTCAAAACAAAAATGTAGTATTAGAATCCAGCACTGAAACGTGCGATCAGGTAGTAGTGACAAAGAATATGAGTAAAGCTGTAAGAATGGGATCTGAAAATAAGTCTGATGACAACGACAACGAGAATGAGGATGAGAAATATTGTAGTGTTTTTAAAAGTCATAAGGAAAAGAATGAATATATAACACCGGATAATATAAGCATAATAATGTTATCATGTATTCCAGGGATAAGTTCAAAAATAGCAACTCAAATTATGCGTGAATATAAGACAATAAAAAATCTCTTATATCAACTCGATAAAGATGCAAATTGTTTAAATACGTTTATGATAAAAACCGAAAAAGGTACATTACGAAAGATTAATAAAACATGTGTTGATAATATTAAAAAGTTTCTTGTGAATAGTACCAGTGGTGAATAATTAATAATTAATTATTAACTGATATTGCCACATTATTGTCTCTATAATAACCAGCGTCAATTAGCGCTTGTGTGAAATCTGCACCACCCCAATTTGGATCCATAGGGTTTGGGCTTAAACCTGTAGTTTGGGCAATATAGTCTAACATCATATCTGGAGTAAATTCGCCTTGGTCTATATTTGAAGCGTCATATCCAGGATACGAGTTTACATTATATGGTGGATCATCACGTGATGCATCGAGGAGTTTAGTAACATTTGGCATAGTTTGTGGCGGTGCACTACGATTGCTCGGTCTTGATGGAGGTAACCCACCTTGTAAATCCATTGGTCCTGGGCGGATTTTATATGATTCTCCTCCTTGTGCGTCCATTGATTGTTGTAAAAATAAAACAGGACATATTAAGCCTGTAGAACGTTGCCACTGTAGGAATTCTGCGTATTCCTCTAAATTATTAAAAATAACTGGATTTACGCCTGGTACCATTGTTTTTTTAGAGTTATATAAATATAGTTGTGCACCTTTTTGTATAAGAATATTTGGACAGGAAGTATCTCCGGAAGAAGACATTGTTAGTGCCTCTTTAAAATCGGCAGATGTATAGTTTAATACAAAATATGTAAATATTACAAATAAAATTAATATTATTAATTTTGTTGAATACATTTATTACTATATATTATATACTATATAAATTATATATCATGCAATAAAATAGTTTGTTATTTTGAAAAATATTGTCTAAATTTAATATATAGATATATAGATTTTATGGATAATACACCGATTATTCTGTCTGAAAACGATATTGCTTCGTTAAAAGGTAAACATGGTGTTGTTCTTTTTTACATGAATGGTTGTAATCCGTGCAATATGATAAAACCTCATTGGAATAAAGCTATCGAAGAGTTAAAAAACGATGTTGGGGAAGAAATAATATTAGGAGCAATTGAAAGAGATAAACTAAATAGTTTTAATAATCATATTAATGTTAATCGGCACGTTAATGGATTTCCTACTATTTTATATTTGCATCCGTCTAATCATAATTCACCGGAAGTATATAAAGGCAATCGCGAGCATAAAGATATTAAGGAGTGGATAATAGAAAAGAAGAATAGAAGCAGTGGGGCAAAAAAACATATTGAAAAAAAAAGATCGAATAGTCGCGGTTATCAGGGTGGTGGTGGCGGCAGTAGAGGTAGCAGTAAGCGCCGACGCAAAAGTAGACGACGCACTAGTAAAAGGCGTTCCGGTTCACGTATGTATAGACGACGAAAAGGTATGCGAAAGACAAAGACGGCTAGAATGAGTAAACGCAGACAAAGTGGTGGTGGTTGCGGTTGTGGTAGCAGTAGTAGTAATGGTAGTATATTTGATTTTTTAAAAAGCAAATCAAAACAACAGCAACAAGAACAATAACGTATGTTGGTATTTTTAATTTATGTAATTGTCATAAATTAAAAATTGAAATTATTAAATAGAATAATAACATATACAGCATTAAAAAAGGCACACATATCAAATGTTGGAAAGTGAATTAAAGCATCGCGCGAATGTATTATCCGCGCTTCAAGAAGAGGCATCAAGACAGGTAGATTCAATTACGAAAGTTGCTGATCTTGGTAAAGATAGCGCTGACGACTGTTATTATTATGGATGGTATTCAGAGGAAATACAAAATGACCGCATCAAAATGCAAAATGGCAAAACAGTAGTGCATAAGTTCGGGAGGTGTACGATCACTCCTCCTGCGTATACATATTGGTATCAAGGGGGTAAAAAAGTTCTTGTTACGGATGTGACTTTGAATGCGGATATTCAAGAGCGACATGAAAAATCGGGTGCAATATTTTTGGGAAAACTCGATAAATACATTGGTCGTTCATATACAAAGTTGTAGGTGTTAGTGTTGGTGGGTTAGGTTATGCATATATTTTATTTATTTTTTAACAGTACGATTATGTCTATGTTTTTTTGATCTGGAATGTTTGCTCCCTCCTTTAAAAGGTTTATTTGTTACATTTGTTGTGGAAGATTGTCTGCGAAGTGCTGTTCCTGTTGCAACGCATATAAAGAATTCACGCATTTCAGTAAGAGAAATTTCTATACCTGCTACCGCATCAGCGTTAGGATACTTTTCTTTTGTATATTTTTCAAGTTCTTTTACTGCTTCTTCATAAACATCGTCTACTTTTTTGTTTATAGCAGTATTTTTTCCTCCAAGTATACCGGTTATATTTCCTAAAATATCTCTAAAAAAAGAAACGGAATGTACTATTGTTCCTCTTACTAGTCCGAGTGGTGTGTACTCATTTTGATTATAGTTATTAACTGTAGTTAGTAGCATAATTCGTAGTAGACTAAGTGTTATATATTATATATATAATTTATATTTTTCTTGGATTGAAAATTGAAACGAAAAATGATGTTATATGTAAATGTACGACAATAAGAACAATAAAAATCACCCCCATTTCAAGATGCAGACGCAGAACATGAGCGATGTACCTTATATTGAGAACATCTCGAACGTATCAGGAAATGATGCGAAAAAGCGTCTTGTTTTCAAATTAAAGAAAGAAATTGCGAATAACGACATTGTGTTGACTCGCAATGAAATAGAAGCTGAAAAAAATAACAATAACATATATCATCGTGATCGAGACGATGACAAGGGAAAGAATGTATCATTAATAAATATAAATAATCAAGTATATACGAATGAAACCAGCGGTACAGATGTTCCTGCTCCCGCTCCCACTCTCACTCTCACTCCTCCAGTGGTTGTGAAAACAAAACCAAAAATCGGTTTAAAAAAGGTGCCCAAAGGCGAAGAATCGGTGAAGGCACAATGTGATGAAACTACCGAGAGGGATAAGTTGAATGAATATTACTATAGACATCGCGAACAGAAACTTGAATATCAGAAGAAATATAATAAAGAACGAGAGGATAAGATAAAAGACTACAATAAGGACTACTACAACAAACAGCGTGAGAAAATTCTCGCAAAAGCCAGGACGAAAGTTATGTGTGAGTGTGGATGCGAGGTTCAGTTATTTAACATGAATTGTCACAAAAAGACAAAAAAACATCTTCGTCTTGTTGAAGCAAAAGTTGCACTGTTGACTGCTATTGCGCCCGCAGATGCAACCTAAGAACACGTTTTAAAGCCTTAAAAACTAATATCTTGTTTTTACTGTTTTATTTTTAGGGTTTTTTAGCAATTTATTTTTTTTGAATGATTTTGGTTTAATATGTAATTTTAGATTTTGTTTATCAATGGCGTCTTTATGATGATTGTGATCTATATCGTTTGCATCTTTATCAAAAAAATCTTTCATATGTTCTAGCATTTTTTTACTAACAATCACATCCATTTCTTGCTCTTCTTTACTTTTTTCGGTAATATTATATTTTAAATTAGATATCATAAACTTACGGAAGTCATCTTTATTTGTTATATCTTTTGATAAGGGAGAATTCATAAAACGATCAACGAGTTCTACGGATGGGATATAGTGTTTATATCCTCTTACGTGTATATAGTATACGCTATCATCTTCCATTTTGGGGTGAAATAAATCATCTACAAAACATATTTCTATATCGCGTGGTAGTTTTGTACATCGGAAAAAATCGTCGACTGTTTTATCATGCGTGGTGCGATTAATTTCGAATATTTTACCATTTATTTTAAATGCGGATATGATTTGTTCGAATATTTTGGATTTTAGTTTCGTTTCAAAATATCGCGCTATATGTTCAACCCACGCTCTTTCGCCACTGTTATTTGTATATATCATTACTGCTTTGCATAGGTTATCTTTTTTTTTCTGAAGTAGGAATTTCAGAACATTTGTAATATATGGGCGTAAAAATTCAGGATACAAGTCTAATAATTCATTGAATATACTATATGCTTTATTTGAATTGTTAAAATAGTCATCGAGTAGTGTACAAAATGAGCCTAATTCTACGAAAGATCCAAGTGTTTCATCTAAATCAAATACTACTACTTTTTTGTTTTTTTTACTTGTTTTTATATTTGTATTTATGTTTGTAATAGTATTTGTATTTAATAATTTAGGCATTTAACAATATAAAATATGAGTATATATTTTTATATTTGAAATATATCATTTGAAAATATAGTATTTTGAATATTTTTATCTAAATTTAATATAACTTAAGTATAACAGTATACTAATGGGTCTTTTAAAAAAAAATGACTACATAAAAATATTAAATTATTATGATATACCAGTTTTACCGACAGATAGTTCTAAAACAATAAAATCTAAAGCAGAAAAAATATTAGCTGAAAAATTATGCAAATGTATTAAAAAAGTTAAAAGTTCGGACAATGAAACTATGAGCGAGAGTGATGCGGAAGAGTCAAAAGCAATCGGTGTCTGTACTGATTCTATTTTTCGACGAAAAGGTCTTCGTCATGGTAAATTTACGTGTAAAAAATCTGCTAGACTTTTAAGATTCCCTGGGCAAAAATACTCCTTGAAAAAACGAAGTAAATATCTTTCAAGGAAACAAAAACTTAGACGAATGATGATGACAAGAAAAAATAGTAATATTTAAAAAGCATTATACTACAATTAATTTGTTATGTAGGTAACAAATTAATTTAATTTAATTTTTTATCTAAAAAAAACACTCTAATGCTTTAGATTTAAGCGCTAGGTTTGGTCTGACGAGGCTTCTTTGGGGCACGAGGAGTTGACGGAACTGCACTGGGTTCGCTACTGGTTGTAGGATGAGATGCCTTGGGAGTGGACTGAACAGGCGCATCTTGTGCTGACTGCTCGCGTCTCTCGGTATGACGCTCGGGGCGCTCGGTACGTTCACCACGAGGACGATAGTAACTCTCACGAGTGTCTTGTTGAGAACGGCGAACCAACATCCACTCGCCTCCTCCGCGGCTGCTTCCACGACGATCATAACCACCGCGGCCTCCGCGAGAATAACCACCTGAACTACCACCGCGACCATGAGAACTAGAAGGACGCCGACTTACACCTTCGCCTCCAGTGCGATCTTGTGACGCACGCTGCTCATGTCTAGTCTCGCAGAACAACTTTCCTCCCTTAACGCCACGAACATCTCCAGCTTGAAACTTGTGCTCACCTGACTCCATGCTGACAACCGAAAACTCCACATACTCACCTTCTACCAAATAACGGTACTGCTCCTGACTTACCGTGACCGCCGAGTGGTGAACAAAGACCTCGCTAGCATCCTTGAACTGATCGTTGCCGCCAACGACTGAAATAAACCCAAAACCTGTCTTGTTATTAAACCACTTCACGCGCCCAGTAAGACGAACAGGGGCTGATGTAACAGAAGAACTCGCAGAACTCATTGTAATGACTGATACTATAATATGTGTAGTGGCTTTAAGTATATTTTGAGAAATATTTATTATTAATCATATATTTGACATAATTTACGATTTTTTATATTATAATATTTTAATTAAATTCTTGCATTGTCGTATCATGTAAGAATAGTCAGGTTTTTCCTCAAAATCTAAAGTGTAAGAATAGTCTAGTAATTTTTTAAATAAATAAGGAATACCTTCGCATAATTCTGCGGTTGTAACTTTTGATTTTACGCTATATACTAATTGATCTTTTGTTCGCGTATCTCCTTTTTTTGCCACAAGACCCATCCAGGGAAGGTTTCCTTTAATAAGATAAATAATTACATACATTATTGATACTATATCATCACGACGCGAATATACATCACCCTCGTGTATATTGAGACTGATATATCTTATCGTACCGACAATTGAACGATTGTGTGTATTTTCAACGTGATTTGTTCCCTTCATATAAAATTTTGAAAGCCCAAAGTCTATAATGTGTAGTTTTTTTTCTTCACCCAATATTTTAAACATAAAATTATCTGGCTTGATATCTCTATGTACTATACCTGCATCGTGTATACGCCATATAATTTCCAGCATAGATATTAGATAATTAGTAATATCTTTTATATAAGGTTTTATTTCGTTTTTATCTCCTGTATCAACCGCTGCAGATTGTTGAGATGACGACGACAATGATCTTGGTGTTTGTGCAGTATCAATTGTCGAACAATCATTTACAGCATCTACGCTAGATAACGCATGAGCGGTATCATTACTATTTTTATTATAATCAGAATCATTCAGTAAATTGTGAGGTAATGGCGGAGATGTAAGTGATGGTGATCGAGAATGTAAAGGCGATAAATCATTTTCACTTTGTCTACTATTTTGTGTCGTTAATACTGCATTAGTATCTGAATTTTTAATTGCCACTGATTCATTTGAATATAATTCTTTTAACTTTGCTACTTCCTCGCAAAGAGTATGCGAAAATAAATCCATGACAATTATATTTTTATTTGATTCTGTTCCATAATAACGCAGTTTTACAACACCCGGTGTACCTGATAAATGATTTAATATTTTTGATTCCCATAATAGTGTAGTAATATTTGCGGTAGTTGCTTCATACTTTATCGCGACGGCTTCACCAGATATAACATTTTTCCCTCTATGAACAGAACCAAAACTGCCGGAACCGATCTTCTTTTCGAATATATATTTTTTATTTATTAATGTTCGGTGACGGTATTTTTCAGGGATATTATTTTCTGTATTTTCATTTGGAATGCTATTTTCTAATAAAACGGGAGTATTATCTTCGGACATTCGTGGTGTGGGTTATATCTAGTTGATGTGTTGACGAGGTAGTGAAAATTACTGTTATATATAATATTGTGCAATATTTGTAAATCAATTTTATAAAATAACTATAACTATAAATAAGATAATATCAGTTTAGATACAATTTTTACTTATATATTTTAAAAATAATGGTAAGATTATTATGCGAATATTTTATAAATGTTAAGTGTATTTATGCACGGTAAATCTATATGTATATTAATGACTATATAAAATTGATATAAATATAATTAAAAAATATGTTATAAGTATATACAATGTTAACGTGGAACACTCGACGCAGTAATATAGGATTATTTAATTTAGTATTATTTGTTGGACTATATAATACATCAGTTAGTGCAATACCAATTAATGCCGTTGCAAGTTATGAGGGTATAAAGTATCCAATACATGTTGCATGTGAATGTATATTTACACTTTATGTAGATGGTGTATATGTTGGCGAAGGTAATAAGGAAAATTACGATCCAAAGTACGGGTCAACAGAATGGAATGATACAAAAAAATATTATCCAGTAATACGCGAGAACGAGCCAAAAATAATAGCATTTAATGGAATGGGTGGACAATATCCTGTATTTCCGAATGGTTTTATTATGGATATGAATGAGGGTAAAGACTACACAAAATACAATGAATGGAAGTGTAAAGATTTTTCAAAAACCGTTGAGAAGACTCCTCCGTCAAATTGGTTTACTTATGATTATGATGATAGTGACTGGAGCGTTTCGACATCTTATGGTGCAAATTATCAGAATAATAGTTTTCAAATGTTTGAAACTCCTAGATACTTTATAACATTGAATGCTGAATGGTTGTGGACGGAGACAAATTCAGATGCAGTTATATACTGTAGAAAGAAGAATCCAAATACACATACTTTACTGATTCCAACAACAGTGCCTCCAACGACGACACACCCAGCAACAACGAGTGCAGCGCCAACACATGTGGAAAAGAAAGTGCATACGACTGTACTACAAACGACACACCCAGCAACAACGAGTGCAGCGCCAACACATGTGGAAAAGAAAGTGCATACGACTGTATTGCCAACGACACACCCAGCAACAACAACTGCAGCGCCAACACATGTGGAAAAGAAAGTGCATACGACAATGCCTCCACCAACGACACACCCAGCAACAACAACTGCAGCGCCAACACATGTGGAAAAGAAAGTGCATACGACAATGCCTCCACCAACGACACACCCAGCGACAACGACTGTGGTGCCAACACACGTGGAAAAGAATGTGCATACGACTGTATCGCCAACGACACACACCGCAACAACGAGTGCAGCGCCAACACATATGGAAAAGAAAGTGCATACAACTGTATTGCCAACGACTGCAGCGCCAACACATGTGGAAAAGAAAGTGCATACAACTGTATTGCCAACGACTGCAGCGCCAACACATGTGGAAAAGAAAGTGCATACAACTGTATTGCCAACGACACACCCAGCTACAACGACTGCAGCGCCAACACACGTGGAAAAGAAAGTGCATACGACTGTATTGCCAACGACTGTGGTGCCAACACATGTGGAAAAGAAAGTGCATACGACAATGCCTCCACCAACGAGACACCCCGCAACAACGACTGCAGCGCCAACACACGTGGAAAAGAAAGCGCATACGACTGTATTGCCAACGACTGCAGCGCCAACACATGTGGAAAAGAAAGTGCATACGACTGTATCGCCAACGACACACCCCGCGACAACGACTGCGGTGCCAACACATGTGGAAAAGAAAGTGCATACGACTGTATCGCCAACGACACACCCAGCGACAACAACCGTCGCATCAAAGCCACTGCACATTGAAACTCATAACCCGAAAGAAACACACATTGAAAAGATAATAGTACATACAACCGTACCACCAACGACACACCCTGAAACAACTGATACCAAAAATTATAACATAGTAATATCACCGCGAATAAAAATAATAATTAACCAAATAAAACGCTCTCATGCGCGCTCTAATATACATATATCATCCCTTTTACAAAAGATCAAACTTTATCACGATGATTTAAAACTATATAAAAAATTATTATTCATTCGTCTTCATTTACAACATCACTATAAAACAATTATTCGTTACGCTTTACATGAATATCACCTAAACAAAAAACCTCATACCGTAAAAGTACCACAATTTGTTAAAACACTTCGAAAACTAAATAACATGATAACGCAGATAGAACATAATATAAAATTTATTAAAGGTAATCACAAATATATCCTTTTGAATATATTGGAAAAACTAAAAATTATGTACAAAAAAGATACACGCAAGTATTTAAGATACTTTATGATACATAATATGAAAAAATATCATGACGATACAATGATAATATAATCACAATATTGCGACAAACTTATGAGAATATAATACGATTTATTATAAATCATATTATATATTATATTATATACGACCTAAAAATATCATACTATATTATATAAACATATAGTATTCTCACATATTTACAACGATGCCCTCTACTTATAAAAAGAATACTACACTAGAAGAACGTAGATTGAAATCACACAAAATGACAACAATGTACCCCGATCGTTTACCTATTATTATTGAAATGAGTCCATCTTCCGCCAGTTATAACCAATATACCAACCCAATGCCCAAAATTAAATATCTCGTACCTCGCGACATAACTATGGGGCAATTTGTTAAAATTTTTAGAGAAAAAATAAAAATAGACGCATCTACAGCATTATTCTTCTTTATCAATAATAAACTTTTTCCTATGTCTTCACCTATAGGTAATGTATACGACTCTGACAAAGATGAAGACGGATTTTTATACATTGAATTCTGCGAAGAGTCTACATTTGGATTTAATATAGATATAACACCATATTACACTGCATAATTCACACCATAATATATATATCAGTATAAACATATCTTTATAACAATATAAACATATGTCGGATAATATATATAACATTCGTATTAATAAATACACATTTTATCAAGCTATTTATATATAACCAAACACAACATTCAGATATACCCATAAATATGCCAAATCTTTCCCCATTAGAAAAACTTTCACTTTTTTTAAAAAATAAATTACCTAATATTTTTAATAATACTTCAAAGTATACTACCGAATTGGATACAAACCAAAATAACAATATGACACAGCCTGTTGTTTCTATACATTGTAACGATACAAAAAACTCGGACGACTCCAACGACTCATGCGGATCTACAGAAATAATAGATTGCGTAACGCCTATTGATAAGACATCCACAAATAATCGTTCAAAGTATAATAACTATTATACCGATATAGATAACATATTAAATGACGATGACGAATATAATTGCAATAACTTGCCATCATTAAATGTTAAAGACGATATGATTATATTAACAGTTATTGGGGATATGATCGATAACATTATCACTACATTTTATCAAAAATATGATAACAGAAAAATGACATTATATTTTGTAGATTACTATAATACACAATTAAACTATAATTCGTGTTGTTCTATTATGACACCCTATACTTATGCAGATATGTGTAGATATATAACAGGGATTACTTATTTAGACTTTATTATACTTGATAGACTGCGTCTTATAAAATCATATAAAGGCGGAATAAGTGCAAATAATATGTATTTAGGTGTATTTAAAACCGATAACTTTATTATAAAAATTGATAATATGTTAGATCCATTTACGGCTGATTTATGCGTTATGAATTTCTTGGGTAAAGGTATTATTCCTGAACATAATATAGTTCTCCCATATTATGTAAAACTGTATAACAATAATGTTAAAACAAATATGAATTTTAGCATACAACCTAGAATACATAACTCATTGACATTACATGATTGGATAAGTATATATAATAATAAAAAAATAGATATTTCAATATACATTAAAATATGCATAAACATTTCTAAATCTATATTATTTTTACATTCTAACCATATCGTACATGGCGATATTAAACCTGCCAACATTCTTATAGAAAATGTAACAAATAAGGCATATATCATTGACTTCGGTTTAGCTGGTCTTCATAAACTATCTGACGGTACCGGTGGGACAAAGCCTTTTTGTTGCCCTGATACAGCTAATGTTTTTAATGATAATGAGGATAAATATGTATGGACAAAAAATGATAAATATTACGATCTTTGGTCTATCGCTTTCATATTTGCAACTATAATTATTTTTAGAAAATGTTATAATAGATATGCTGACTATCCTAGTGATTTTTTTGATGCTGACAAATACGTAAACTCATATTATTTGCATCATATATCTCCACAGTACAGAAACGCTTTTATATCCGTTCTTTGCAAAGATAATGATAGGTTGATAAATCTCGATAATTTTATTCGTCAACTTGAAGCAAGTAATACAAAATAAGAATTATCTGTCTTTTAATTCAACTGTTTCTATTGTTTTTATTGTTTCTACTATTTCGCTTCCAATATCGTTCTTTAAAATACTACTTGTAGCCATGCTATCTTGTATATTGTATATGGGTTTATTGTTTATATTATCATCCTTATTATCAATATTATTTACTTTATTTTCATCAGATACTGTTAAATCGTTTGTCTTTTCATCATTTTTCTTCTCTTTAACTACTATCCTTTTTGCTATTACACGTTTTGTATTTTGTCTTTGTAAAATACGCATAAATAAATGATCCGATATTGATAATGTACTCATGTATGTCTTATATTTAAATACACATATTGATGTATTTGATTTTACAAATTTTATACTATACCACCAATATGCAGGTATATGTATAAGTTGGCCAGGCATTAATGTAACATCAATACTACGTAACTTATTAAAGTCAGCTTTATATTGCTCTTGTACATTCCACGGATTTACAGGTGATATAAACTCAAAATTTTCATAATCATTAATAGCATATAAATACTTTGTAGACTTGGGAGGAAGCAACCTTACTATAACTTTTCCATGTGTTACGAAAAAATAATTTCTATAATTAATTTCATATCTAAGAGGCGTTTCGGTATTTAATGATGCAAACATTACATCATATATACACGATGAAACCATAGGTGGTCTCAAAAACATATCATTATGTTGAAAATATTTTATCATACCTGTCTCCTCTAAAAAGTCTGCATTCCTTTCACTAATATACTTTGATTCTTTATCTTTCTTAAATAGTTCAACCACGTCGCTAATTGCTAAAGGAACATATAATTCTGTTTCGTCATCATATTCTTTTACATTTCGTATTCTAATATCAAATGCATTATAATTTGCTTTTACGTTGTTAAAATTGCACATCTCCATCAAACTGTTATTTGCAAAATAAGTAACAACAGGTTGTCGAATATCACACACTTCTTCTAACTTGTCTTTCGACGGTTGTGCTATCTCATATATCTCTAAATCATCGCACTTTTTTAGATGAAAATATACATGCAAATATATGAATAATACAAGACAAAAAACTACTACAGCTATTACTTCTTTCATTTTATTATACTGTTATTGGCGTTTACTACTTTATTTTTATAGTATTTTTTGAGAATTTTTACTCATTATTTATTTTTTTAATATTTACATTTAATGTTTAATTTTTGTATTAAACATTAAAACATACTCTACTTTATTTTACTTTACTATGGTGTTGTTTTAACTACCAGCGTAACACCGTCTGTCTCTCCTTCTCCCTCTTCCTCTTCCTCTCCCTCTTCCGCGCCCTCATCACATTCTTGTGTGTACTCAGTTTCATTTTTATCGCCATCGTTTCCTGGTATATAAACACTATTATTCGCATCAATATCCATATTCGGATTATATACATATTGTTCAGTTGTATATGTATTAGTATCTGTATTGGTATTTGTATCTAAATTTTGTATGTATGTATTCTCCACGCCATTATATGAAGGTAAACCATTATTTAGTAATTTCATAACAAGACCCGATAATTCATTTAGAGTCTTTTGTTGCGAATTAATTAATAACCTCAATGACTCATTTTCTTTTTGTAAAGGCTCGATCTGATTAATAATATCAGACAGATTTGTATTTGTCAATATATTATCCACAACTTTTGAAATAAAGTCGGAATCATCTACTAAACTACCCTTTGATGCATCATCAATTGTATGTGTCGAATTTGATACACTATAGGAGTTCGAACCCTTTTCAACTTTATCAACGCGATTCATAACTCCTTGTAATTTAATTGACAATTCGTTTAATAGAATATCTTTGTGCAACAGGTCGTCGTGGTGTAATTTAAATAGTATATTTGGAGGAAGAGGTCCTCCGGATGGCAAACATGGTAGCCCAGCAGCGCTCATAGGTAAATCCCGAAGACTAAGACCATTTATTTGTGACATTGCATGATTATGTATAACAGAATTTACAGCATATGGTTCAGTGCTTGGTGCCTCTGAAGACAGCGGTCTTGTAGCAATTGGCGGAGGCATACTTGTATTTTGTTTTTGAAGCGTAGGTTGTACTGCAGGGGCGGATGCTCCCATTCTTTGTTGTAACTGTCGAATCAACTGTTGCTGTACTTGCGGCTGTAGTTGTCGGAAATTCGCAGGTAATCCAGGCGGTAAACCATTTACACTTGCATTCATAGGTGGTTGTCCTTGCGGTGAACCCATAGGAGGTGGTACACCTCCACGTCTCCTTTTTGCTGCCGATAGTGATGCGCTATTACTCATTTAGTAATTATTATATATTTCTTAGTAATAGTATTTTAAACCTTTTTATACGCAATCATTATTTATAATAATTCCTAAATATGGGATGAATTTTCACGTACTAAAATATTAAAATTATGCAACCATTTTCATTGATATTATTTCGTGACTTTTATAGTTTATTATTTTTATGTCATCTATTTTATAATTTTCGATTTTCTCCCGTTTCTCACATATCTCTATTTTCGGGAACTCATATGGCGTACGTTCCAATTGTTTCATGAGAGGTTCAATATGTTCTTGATAAATATGCGCATTTCCTAAATGATAAACAAATTCATGTGCCTGTAGTCCACAATGTTTTGCAATTAAATGCGTTAATGCAGAATAACTTGCAATATTAAATGGTACACCAAGACCAACATCGCCACTTCTTTGATAAAGAGCACAACTTAATTTATTGCCATCGTGTACGTTAAACTGGCATAAAATATGACAAGGAGGTAGTGCCATTTCATCTAATTGACATGGATTCCATGCACTCATAATCATGCGACGACTTGTTCGTGTTTCGGGATTTTGCAATTGTTCAATTATTTGTTGAAGTTGATCTACTCCTTTATTGCTATAATCCGCGTCACAGTTAGAATATGTTGCATTAAAATGTCGCCATTGATGTCCATACACGGGTCCTAAATCTCCTTCGCGATTATTAATTAATCCTCTACTATCTAAAAACTCTCGCGATCCATTTGCGTCCCATATATGTACTCCATCATCTTGAAGATGTGTATTATTTGTATCTCCACGTATAAACCACAATAGCTCTTTTAAACATGTTTTCCATGCAGTCTTTTTTGTAGTTAATATAGGAATCTTTCCATCTGTTAATGAAAATACCATAGATGCACCAAACACAGATTTAGTAAAACCGTTACGCCCCTTTTCAAGTACTCCTGTTTCTATAATATCATGAATAAGATTTAAATATTGATATTCTTCGTGAAATACACAACCAGATGGTGAACGACATGGATCAAAATCTTTATCATCATTATTTTTTGAATGATATGCAGGTGACATATTAAATTTAGCAATTCTTTTTAGCATAATGCTTTATTGTATGTATATTTATATTTTTAGTATATTTTATGATTATTATATTTATGTTTAGTATATTTATAATTTTCTTATATTTAATTTCTTAATATAATTCATAGTATAAAATGGACGACAGTATAAAACCAATATCTAATCAGGGTTTTTTTTCATATGTATTTAAATTATCAAAATTTAAACAAGAAGATTTACTAAATGTTATTCAATATTCTATGTTGTCAATTATTCCAGTAATTGTTTTTATTTTTTTCACTAAAAAGTATTTTCCTACTGTAACGGATGAAGATTCATCCTTGTATATTTTTATAGTCACGTTTATCGAGCTTATATTCATGATTACTGGTATATTCTTTATTGATCGGATTATTAACTATATACCCACATATAGTGGAAAGTATTACGAAGCTATAAACTTGACAAATATTGTTCTTATATTTATATTATTCATGTTGATTGTTCATGGAGGATTTAGACAACGTACAAATCTTCTTCTTCAACGATTCGACAACTGGTTCACTTTAGACGATATAATTGCCAAGAAACTAGGAATGGCTCCTAAGGAATTTTCTCTTTTTAATGACGATATTATAATCAATTCAAAGAATTCGAAAAAGCCAGCAAAGGGTGGAAATGCTTCCAAGGCGGGTACAAACGGTTCAGCATCCGCAACAGGAGCAGGCGCCGGAGGTCAGCAAATGTCTCAACAGTATGCCGTTCCCGCGCCTTTGCCTACTCAAGGACCAATGATGCCAAACTATGGCGCTAGTGCTCCTATACAACAACCTACGAACTTCAATAACATGTATGCAAGTACGACAACGCCTATGGTAGGCGCAGCAACGCCTGGTATGGATGATGGTTACATGGAACCGCAAGCGGCAAATGGAGTACTTGGAGGAGGAAGTTCATGGTCTAGTTGGTAATACAATCGCGGGTGAGTTTTGTCAACAATACATCCTAAATAAAATATATATTGTTGTTTTTAAGTATTTTAACAAACAACAATATATCGCCGCAATCATCTACAACAAAACATCTTTTTAATCCGTACAAATATACCCTTTTTATTCATTTCATTATTATTTACAACACCATAGTGAGATATTAACCCACCATCTTTTATATAACGATCACTCGAATATACCGGTTTATATGGAATTTGTGGACTATAAACAGCATCATAATATAAATCGCCACTTTCTGTTTTACGTATCGCATACGACGACTCCTGCATACGCTGATACACTATTTCGTCGGACTTGGTGTTCATTTTATTCTCGTACATATTATAATGTGTAAAATTCTCCATTACCATTGTTATATACAAATGTTATTGTTACTATCTTGTTAATAATATATATATATCATTATTTGTTTTTATACTTTTCACAAATATATAATAGTTTCAAAGTATTATATATTTACTTGATTTTCGCAATTTCTCCCGCTTCTCTCATAACATGTGTTTCTCGTACCCTCTCAATCTTTCTTCTCCACTATCACCTCCCTGCTGACAGCACGTATAATCTTGCGCCCATTCTTCTCTTCGTCTTCTATAGGCTCTGATATATTTCTCAACATTGTCAAATACGCTATTTGTTTTTGTTCTGTCTCCATCCAATCCGGATTCTCCTCCGTCCAGATCTGCAACGCATTGCGCTCCTTATCTGCTATTTTTTCTATCGTATTTTTCATTATCTCACGCGTCTCATCTTTCTTCCACTTTTCCTGATCTTTTATATACATCGTCTCCCTCTTCTTATCAGTACAATGTATAGGTCTCTTATATATATCTAACTCTTTCAGTCCTCTTATCATCACATTGCTTATACCTTCTACTAACCCATTTTTTTTCGAATACAATAGATCCTCAAACGTTATCTTCAATGAATCCACAAACTCGGATATGTTCAAAGCATCTTTGCATTGCTCGTTCAGAAATACATTCAAATTGAAATTATTGGTTGTATTATGATTCGTAGTATTATTATTGTTATTGATTATTGTATTGTTACCTATCTTTGGTAACACTTCTTTTAATATTTGACGGATTTCTTCATTATCCTTTAATAACTTCATGATTAACCCATCCTTATCTTTTGTAGCCATTTCTTTCAATTCTGTTTCAAAATTAACATCAACATCCGTAACAATTTGCTTGTTCGTAGTCAAAAACTTGCACTTTTTCTTATGTTTCCATAACCCCATACGGGTTGTGTACTTTTTTTGGCACTCACATATGAGAGCATCTTCAATCTTCGGCGTTTTTTTGTATACTAATGTAAACTTTTTATGCTTCAATGTCAATAAGTGTCTAATGTAGTCACTTTCTTTGCTACATCTGAAGTCACAAAATTCACAGAAAAAAATATCGGCGTTTTTTGGCATAATTTTGTATACTATATTAGTATACAAAAAAACGCCTAGATTGTTTTCATTTATATTTTAAAATTTATAAAAAAAAAATATCGTAACAATTTTTTAAACTTAAAAAAGTAAATTAGACCATTATGGTCTGATCGATGTTTTCATCGTTTTTTTCAAATCTAAAACGGATTTTTTGAAAATGGACATTTTTAAAATGTCCATTTTTGAAAAACACCAAAAACTTTTGAAAAAAATGATTCACTTCATTCACTTTGCATCCGCCCTCCCAATCTTGCGGGGCTTACCTTTATGCTATTGTGTTGTATTCTGTATACATACATAGTTGTCAGCATTATGCTGTCATTTAAAAAATAGCAGAAAAATTATTAAAGATGGTCGGAAAATGGGGGAAGGTTGTTTTCACAATTCATGGGTACCATTTTTTGGAGGATGTTTTTGAAAATGTCCGCGATTAAAATTCAATTTATGTCCAAAAATTGGGGGTACTTGTTTTAATGCATTTTTTACACCTTTTACACCTATTTTTTTGGGGATGTTTTGTAATTTATATATTTTTGTATTATTTTTAATTATTTATCAATTTTTACTCATTATTATTAACTATTTAAATATAATTTTATATTATCTATATATACATTACCATAACCGCAGTATCATAAAATGAGTTTGAATGTAGAAGATTTATTGTATGCACTTGATAATGATAATAATACAGGTGTATCGGGATTAACGTCTTCTAAAATAAAAAAAGAAAAAAATGATGTACTTCAAAAACTGCAACTTTCAAGAGACGAACTTAAAGATCTTCATGCGCGTCTTGCAAATTATAGGTATGTAGACGAACTCAATGGTCTCCAAGAAGGAAGATATATACGATGGATACCTCTAAACATAGAAAATACTGAAATTAAACTAACTAAGGGTGCATATCTAGTAAATGTGGTGGTAAAAGAAGATGGCGTATATTTAGTATGCAGAAATATGCGTCATCAATCTGTCGCTGTTAAATTTGATAATGTACTTATTTTTCAAATGCTATCCGAACAAGAAAAGATTCTTATTAAAGCAATTGATATACTGGAAAAAAAATAATTTATACATTTATAACTTATACATGTATAGATTTTATCCGAATTATAGTGTCACAAATTCGTCTGCAGAATCAGAGCCTCCAAGATCTTCTGGTTCAACATGTGTTGTTTGTTTATCTATACTATCATTCACATCGCCGTAGTTAGACAAATATTCGTTTATCGCGTCTAGAGTAGGCATTTCATCATCACGCTCATCATCTTTCCAAAATGTAGAATCTTCAGGCAACATCATTGTATTATCATAATGATGTGTTCCCGCATCACCATATCTTATCATATATGTAATAGTTCTATCACATTCATCCACTTTGTCGCTCATGTTTGAAACAATACCCCTAAGCTGAAGGGGTGCTTCAAAACATTCGATAAATTCGGTATTAAAATCTTCACACTTAGAAACGCGCCTACGGAGTACTCCGATTTCCGCACATTTTTTTGTGAGATTGCGTGTTTTGTTTTTGGCATGACGTAGTTTTGACGTATGTTCTGTCAATATGTCGGAAAACTTATCAAGGCAGTTGTCGTTCTCTCGTGCATCATCTTTTATCTCTTTTATATATCCAAATAAATCGTCGATTTCATTTTCACTTGTTGCTATCTTGAGATCATGATCATTATGACATGTCTTTAATGCGGAAATACCCTTTTCGGCAATAAGCATTCGCTCTGCCAAACTGAGATTCACCCAATCGTTTACACGCGATTCAACACGATCTATTTTTCTGGACAATTCGCCAACTTGTGCTATTAGTAATTCAATAGATGCAACAACCTCCCCATGAGTAGGAAGTCGATTCAATGTTGGAACATTCACCATCGGTTGGTAATAATTATTAGCAGGACGATTGTTGTACATCGGTAAGTAGTTTGTGATGAAGATAGGTTATTGTTATATAGTAAATAGACATTATATTCTTTTCAATTTTATTATTTAAAAATATTTCAAATTCAAATAATAAAATTTATTAATTTCGATGTGTTCTTCGTACTTTCTTTGTTTTACGTTTAACTTTTTTTACATTTCGTCTATTTTTTTTACTCAGAGACTTTACTTTTATTTTTTTTGTCTTTACTTTAAAATTTTTATTTCTTTTATTTATATATCTTTTATTACCACCCGGAAATACTTTACCG